TGGCGCTCAAAACGAACTTGGTAGCGTTGTGGGAATTTGCTGAGGCGAGTGGGAATCGTGCCGATTCTTCAGGCAACGCATACACGTTGACTGATACGAGGTCAGTTGGGTCGACTTCAGGAAAGTTTTCGCAAAATGCAGCCGTGTTTGTCGCATCATCAACTGACTATTTTGAACTTGCTGACAACGCAAACTTATCAGGAGGAGATGTCGATTTTTCAATCGGAGCATGGGTGCGATTGTCATCGACAGGGACTGGAACGAACAAGGTAATCGCTGGGAAGTGGGGCACGACAGGGAATCAGCGTGAATACCTAGTCTATTGGGATTCGGCTTCCAATCGTTTTGTATTTTGGGGGAGCGTTTCTGGGACAACGAATGACGTAACGCGAAGTGCGTCAACTTTCGGCGCTCCGGCATCGGACGGGTCTGAGTGGTGCTATGTTTTTGCGTACCATGATTCTGTGAATAATACCGTAGGAATAAGCGTAAATGATGGAGCACGCGACACGACGGCACACTCTACTGGAGTGAAGGACGGAACAAGTCAGTTCCATATAGGCGCGCTCCGTCCGGCAAACACTTGGTATATGGGTGGCGACATCCAACAGGTGGCGGTTTGGAAGGAAGTGAAAACGACAGGTGACGTGTCGGCTATTTACAACAGCGGAAGCGGACTTGCATATTCTTCGTGGGATGCGAGTACTGTAACTGGTCCGCTTATTGGGGGTCGGCTTGTTGGTGGACGTGCATTAATTGGCGGGAGATTAGTACGATGACATTTCATGCAGGTCCGGTTCCAGCAGGAACGTCACTCTATATTCCTTTCACCACCTACGCAGGTTCAACGGGAGCATCAGCGACATGCACCGGGTTGGCAGTTACAGACGTTGAGATTTACAAAAACGGATCGACTACTCAAAGGGCAAGTGATGCTGGAATCGCACTACTCGACACAGACGGTATCGACTTCGATGGCATCACTGGTTTACACGGATTCTCAATCGACCTCAGCGACAATACAGATTCAGGCTTCTACGCTGTAGGTTCGTGGTATTGGGTGGTGGTATCGGCCATTACCGTTGACTCACAGACAGTGACGTTTCTGGCGGCTACGTTTCGCATTGCTCCGGAGGAGTCATTGACAGGTCACCCAAAAACAGACGTTGGCGGATGGTTGGGCACTGCAGTTGCAACCCCAACGGTAAGCGGTGTGCCAGAGGTGGATATCACTCATTTGCTCGGCACAGCATGGCTCACGCCAGGCACAGCCGGAACACCTGATGTTAATCTAACCACCACCGCACTCGGGGCGATCTGGAATCGCCTGACGAGCAGCATGTCAGTAGCAGGATCAATCGGAAAGAAGCTCGCCGATTGGGTGGTTGGCACAATCGACACCTACACGGGAAACACACCTCAAACTGGAGATTCCTACGCACGACTTGGGGCACCATCAGGTGCGTCAGTTGCTGCGGATATTGCAGCAGTCCCAACAGCCGCACAAAACGCAGCAGCGGTTGAGGCGGCGATACTCAACGAAGGCGATGCCACCGCATTGCTCGCAGCAATCGCTGCGAAGGTAGAAGAATTCCTGATCAATGAAGGCGATGCAACGGCAACCATTGCAGCAATAGCAGCAGCATGTAACGCGGCAGTGGCGGCAGGTACAGTTGGCACAAATGCCGCAACAGCAGCGACACAGGCCACATCTGCGGCATCGTCAGCATCAACAGTGAACACGAAGATTGGAACACCAGTGGTGAGCGTGTCTGCGGATATCGCGGCAGTGAAAGCTGAGACTGCACTGACAGTTGCAGACACGAACGAACTACAAGCCGACTGGGCTGATGGTGGGCGACTGGATTCGATTCTGGATGCACGGGCGAGTCAGACAAGTGTAAACACTATAGGAACAGACATAACCACATTGCTTGGTCGTGTTACATCAAACGTCTACACCATGTGGACTAACTTAATAGCTATGATTTCTGGTAGTGGAGGAACAGCAGCATTCACTACAACTGCTATGGCAAACGCTCCTGCCGGTGGTGGTGGGGGAGGTAGCGGTGACGCTACATTAGCAAATCAAGAACTTATTCTTGATGCTATTGATTCTTTAGGTACAGATCAACTAGCTGCAATTGAAGTAGATGCTGGTGCTATTAGTGGTTTCCCAGAAACACTAACAATAGGAGACAGCTACACTTCAGATACAGGTCAGATAAAAATAGTAATAACCGATTCTGCAGGTGATCCACTTACGTCATTCGGAAGCCTAGATATTGCAGATGCTGATATTGAGTTCAAAGCATTTAGACCTAATGACTCAGCAATCATCGTAGGTGAGTGTGTATTTGTTGATGCAACTCCTACAGAAGCGTATGTCCTGTTGACTTTATATTCTTCGGAAACTGCTAAAGGTAAGGCAGAATTTACTTACGAAGGGAGGTTAAAGTTTATATGGTACGGTGCAAGTTCTTCAGACACTGACGATGATGTACAAAAAACCTACAAAACAACACCATTCAAGTTCTTAGCAAACCCCTAACAATGATTACTGCAACCCCCAACAGCAGAACATCACACAACAAGTATTTCAAAGGTGGAAAACAAACTCAACTACTACCGTTGCCTGTAAGAAAAAACAACAAAGTAGTAGGTATGAAATGGACTAAAGTTAACCTAGTTGATGTACTCAGCATGTTGCCTGACTACTCTCCATTTGTTAACTCAGAAGATTTCTACTTCGATATAAACGAATACGAGAAGTTTACTAACTTTGTAGTTAACGAGTGTGTGTACCCTGAAGGCGAATTAGCTGGACTGCCTTTTATTCCAGAATTGTGGCAGTGGTCTGTATTCTTAAACATATTTTGTTGGAAAGATAAAAAAACAGATAGACGTAGATACCGTGAGGTGTTTGTACTTGTCCCCAGAAAGAATGGTAAAGAACTATCATTAGATACTAAGTTACCTACTCCTACAGGCAGCACCACTATGGGTGAAGTTACTGTAGGGCAGATACTGTTTGATAAGGACGGTAGACAATGCCAAGTAACACACGTACATCCTATTGATCTGAAACAAGTGGCTTACGATGTAGTCTTCTCTAACGGTGAGACAGTAAAGGCATGTGCTGACCATAACTGGTATGTACATTCGAGAGTTCAACACCCCAAGTACAACAACATTAAAGGATGCTCAAATCTTCAGTTAAGAGTCACTAATAAAGTAAAAGGACAAAAAGACTGTTACAAGGATGTGTGGACTACTCAAGAAATGTTTGATCGTGGTGTAGATTGTTGGGCCGGTAAAACCTTCTGTGTTCCTATGCACAACGGTATTGAATGCTCAGAAACTAAGTTAGAGGTCGATCCTTATCTACTAGGTTACTGGTTAGGTGACGGTTCTAAAGAGTCAGGTAACTTTACTGTTGGTGACGAAGACCTAGCAGAGTTCTTATCTAACTTGCCGGACACATTTGAATACACCGTAACCAGACATGTACGAAAAACAGGAACAAATAACACCGTAGTTATTAAAAAGACAGGTAGAATACCTTGGCGTAAGCAACTAGACAGATTAAACTTACTCTCTAACAAACACATACCTAATGAGTACCTTCGTACTTCAGTAAAACAACGATTGGAACTATTACAAGGGTTGATGGATTCAGACGGCACGATTAGTAAAAAAGGAACAGACCTTTCATTCTGTAATAAAAACAAAACTATAATTGATGGTGTTGCAGAACTTTTAGCATCACTAGGATTGAAGTACTCATTGAGGACTGTGTACAAGTCTTCTCAGAACGGAACTGAAGGTAAGTACTATCAACTTCAGTTCGTGGCCTTCAAAGATACACATCCTGTGTTTAAACTACAAAGGAAGCTAAACAGACAAAAGCAAACTGCTAAAACTGGTAGATCAAGAAACTGTCATATTATCAGTATCACACCGTGTAACTCTGTTCCTATGCGATGTATTACGGTTAATTCACCGTCAGGCACTTACTTATTCGGTAATACGATGTTGCCTACACATAACACAAGTGCATTTGGAGTAATACCAACACTATACATGACCTACTGTGATGTAGAACAGCGTAGTCAGAACTTCTGTTGTGCTGCTGATATTGAACAGGCCAGTGTCAACTTCAGACACGTAAGCTACAACATTGAGAAAAACCCAAACTTACTTAACAGGCTTGTTAATAAAAGGGTTAATCGAAGTGTGCGTTCATTTGAAACTAAAAATGGTAATACATTCAAAGTACTATCATCAATTGCAGATACCAAACACGGTTTATCACCAAACTTTGTATACATCGACGAAGTACACGCACATAAAGACGGAGAACTTATTGATGTTATGGTTACAGGTACGGCAGCAAGACCACAACCTCTAATCATCTACACAACTACAGCAGATTTTGATAGGATCTCAATTTGCAATGACTTATACGCAAGAGCTAAGAAGATTGCATTAGGCCATTTAACCGATAACAACTTCTTACCAGTACTGTACGAAGCTGACATTACAGACGACTTCAGAGACGAAGAGATATGGAGAAAAGCTAATCCTAACTTCGGAATTAGCATATACCCAGAATACTTCAAAAGACAAATACAGGTATGTGACAGTTCACCAAAGAATCTTAATAGATTTCTTAGGCTACACTTAAATATAAGGACAAAGACAGAGACTGTTTGGATACCACCTTGGGTATGGGCTAACGGTAATGCCAGTACAGATAACTTACTATCAGTTGATGACATCAAATCAAAGTTGTACGAGTTTAGATATTGGCATACAATAGCTCAGACACCTGAGTTTAATCGCAAGACAGTAGATGTATACATATCAGAATTCCGTGTATGGTACACTTGGTATTTAAACAAACTAGAAGAACTCAGAGACTCTCCATGTTGGGGAGGGTATGATAACTCTTCAGCAAGTGATATTGCATCATTCGTATTGTACTTCCCTAACGAAAGGTGTATACTCCCGTGGTTTTGGGTTCCTGCTGAGTCTATTGATAGAAGATCAAAAGAAGACAGAGTTCCTTATGACCGATGGTATAAAGCAGGATTGATAAACAATACACCAATGGCTAGGATATCAGAGACTGATATTAGCAATACATTAGTTGGTACAGACAATGGTGGATTCGGTATCTGCTCCTACTTCACTGCTATCAACAATGTTGCTTTTGACCGTTGGGGATCCAACTATATTTATGAAATTCTGTACAACTACGGTATACAAGCACAGGCATACCCACAAACATTTGCAGGTATGAATGAGCCTTGTAACAAACTAGAGACAATGATTGTAAATAAGGAGTTGTTTCATGGGTCAAATCCTGTACTAGACTGGATGAACAATAATACGATGGCAGTGTGCAATAACAACAATCAAATGAGAGTTGACAAAAACAAATCTACTGATAAAGTAGACGGTATGGTGGCTACTCTGATGGCGATTGGTGGTCAGATTCATACAGATAGCAACATAATCAATTCTATTCCAGGACTGGTAGGGTAAAATGTTTGAATGGTTTAAGAAAAAACCTAAAAAGACTAACCCTAACGGGTTTGTTGAAGCTGTAATGAACGCAGTGACTTCAGCATTATCAGGTGCTGATCTATTTAAGTTTATGCTTAATGAAAGAAAATACAGCTCTCTTAACCGAGGGCTATCATTAAGTGCTGTATTCTGTGCATACAACCTGTACTCTTCCTCTATATCAACATTGCCTAGGAATGTAATGTTGCTAGATACTACTACAGGAGAAGCTATACGTAGAGTCTTACCATCAGAAAGTAAGCATCCAGCAGTACGTATATTCCTCCACTATGCTAACAGGGAATTAAAGTCTGACGACTTAATGTCTCTTATCTCAGAAGACGTACTTGCAGATGGAAACTTCTACGCTGTAAGAGAGTTTGATAGTCAAGGTAGAACATTCACAATTCACTATATCCATCCTAGTAGAATTCCTAGGGGTAATATCTTCTACGCTAAGTCAGGAGATAAAGACAGCGACGGTAATCAACTACCAACAGATGAGTTGCTCTACAGGATACAGACAGGATCATCTTCAGCAACTGATAGGCCTAAATCTGTAGTCCTACCTAGAAGCAGAATGGTCCATATTAAAGGACCAATTTCAGATCCAGAGTATAACCGCAGTGTTGGTATCGTAGAAAATGCACTTAGATCATTTGAGTTTGCAGAAAACACAGAAATCTACGGTAATAAGTTCTACCAAAAAGGAACTAACAGCCAAACATTCTTATCTACTGATGGTACTTTGGGACCAAATATAATTAAAGAATTGGAAGGGTTCTTTCAAAATAACCCCAATGCACCACTAGAAGACGCATTTAAGACTAGAGTATTGGACAGAGGACTTAAACCAGTTAATGTAGCTATACCTTTAGGTCAACTACAGTTCATTGAGACTAAAGCATTCTCTGTAGAAGATATTGCTAGATGGTTCTCTATTCCACCAGAACTACTACACTCAAGACTAGGTACTGGTGCAGGAGGGGAGATTACTGCTGAAGTAGTTAATAACTTTATTCAGTGGGGTATTGGTCCGTTCCTTACACGTATTGGTAATCAACTACGTGACGAACTGTTGCCTTTATCGTCTCAACTAAGCTATAGCTTTGAATTCGAACGTATCTACTTGTACAGAACTGTTATTAACGAGTTCTCTCAAGCTATCCGTAATTTGTTTGAAATTGGTGTTCTTAATCGTATGCAGATTGGTAAATTGATTGGCATACACATTGACCCAAAAGACAAACAAAACAAACAACTGTACGTGCCTACTAATCTTATGACAGTACAGCACGGTTTGGCTCTTGAAACTAAAGCTGAGACAGCTAATGAGTTAATGGCAGAACAAGTTAAGACTGCCAAACTGGATAATGAAAACTATACCAGTCCTAAGGAAATGCTTACTCTCAAATCTCAGCAAGCATCTAATGGGTCTGACTCTAAAGAAATGAATGATCCTGCTGATAAATCACCAGATCAACAGAACATTGATAAGAAAATTAGAACTGCTAAGAATGCATTCAATGCTGTTGTGTTAGGTCTTGAAGATTACAGAATTAAGGTTCTTAATCAGAAAGCAGAAAAACTCAGTAATGATGAAATGATAGACTTTGCAGTAACATGGGAGAAAGATAAGTTCTACCCGTTAGTGACTAAGACCATGAATAATTGGTCTGAGATACTCCCTGAAATGTCCACGTTCAATTCAGTAGAAGATATTAACTGTGATACGTGGTTAACTCTTGTCAAAGAATGTGGAGAACCAACATGCGTTTAGTGATGAACAAACATAAGAGATTTGACGAAGATCGAGTAGTAACAGTAGCTAATATGGTAGATAATACCGTATACATCTACGACTATATCGAAACCTACCAGCCTTGGTCCTCTGAAGATGAACCAGATTCAGATACTGTATCGTCAGAAGAGTTTCTTAAAACAATTAGAAATGTGACTGGTGATTTAACTGTTAGAATTAACAGTAAGGGTGGTGAAGTTGGTTACGCTCTTTCTATCTATCAAACTCTAATAGAGCATAACGGTAAAGTAACTACTATAGTTGATGGTTATGCTTACTCTTGTGCTTCGTGGATTCTATTGGCTGGAGAAGACAGACATATTATGCCGGGAGGTGTAGTGATGACACATAATCCTTGGATTTACTGTGCTTTGAATAGTGAAGCTGATTTTGAATCTACATTACAACAGTGGAAAGCTAATAGAGATTCCGTAGCAATTATTACTTCTAACCGTACAGGTCTCAAAATAGAAGACGTGTATGAAATGATGGATAAACAAACCTTTATGAATGCTAATGACGCGGTAGCCAAAAACTTTTGTACAAGTATTCGTGAAGGTAAAGCAAGCCTGCCATCCGGTGTAAGTAATTACTTACCACCAGAAATTCGTAATGCAATTCCAGAATCTAATGACTTTGACTACTCGAATCTAATGACCCAATCTGCGTTCTTTAGATCGAAAAAACTAATAAATACCTTATTGACAAAATAGGGTTCCGTGGTACACTCCCGACTGACTGTGTGATAAAAGCAAAGCACAATAAACACACAATCGAACTTCAACTAATTTCAACTCAAGGAAAATTATAATGCCAGCAGCAACCAAAACCGACTTCAGTAAAATGAAGCCAGCAGAACTACAAGAGAAGCGAGATAACCTGTTTTCGATCATCAACAGCTTCAGTGACCGAGTAGAGAACAAAGAAACTCTAACTCAAGAAGAACGAGAAGTATGGAATACTTCTATCACAGAACTGTCTGAAGTAGAGAACTACTATCAGACTACTGAAACTGGACTGCTTAATCGTAGCCGAACAGCTACTATTGGACAGGATATGAATGAAGTATCTAACGCTTTGCGTTCATTTACATCAGGTATTCATACACGACCTGCATTTGAAGATGACCCACGTTTTGGTTTCAAGACTGATAACGAGTTTCTTCGCGAATGTATGAACGCTACTCGTGATCCTCAGAAAGCAGATGATCGTATTAAAGCGGTTATCAATGCTGTAGGGTCAGACGAATACAGTCGTGGTAACTGGCAGTCAGCAGGGATTCTGATTCCAGAGACAATGATCGACCGTATCTTGTCTATGACACCAGAAGCTGACTTCATTACACCACGATGTACACGCATTCCAATGGGTGCTAGTACTGTTAAGATCCCAGCACGAGTAGATAAGGACCATTCAACCAGTGTTACTGGTGGTACACGAGTCTATCGTACTAAGGAAACTGCAACAGTAACTAAAACCAAAGATACCTTTGAAATGGTATCGTTGGAAGCCAGTGAGATTGTTGGTGAAGCAGCAGCTACTAAGCAGCTTATGCGTGACTCACCTATCAGTATTCCAGCACTTATCGAAGCATCTATGGGTGCTGCTAATGTCGATAAGCGTATTGATGAATTGCTGAATGGTAACGGTCAGGGTATGCCACTTGGTGTACTGAATGCTGCTAATGGTGCATTGCTTTCAGTTGACCGTGTTACTAACCAGTCTGATAGCACTATCGTTAGTGGTATGGATGTTATCCGTATGGCTAAACGAGTGTGGGGTTACAACAACGCTATCTGGATTGCTAACCACGACCTGTTTGATGTGCTTGCTACACTGTGTGTAGAGTCTCCAAACAATGCCGGTATCATTAAACTGTTCTCTCCTGTTGAGGGTGGAAATGGTACAATGGCTACTTTGTGGGGTCGCCCACTGTACTTTACCGAGTATGCCCCAGGCATTGCTTCAGGTGATGGATCTACTATTAACGAGTGGGATGATGGACTCCTTAGCTGTATCAACTTCGCTGAAGTTATGTACGGCGAACGATTCCAAGAGTTTAACCGTAGTGTGCATGTTCGATTCAGTGAACGAGAAGAAGTATTCCAGTTCGTTACTGAGAACGATGCACGTCCTTGGTGGAAGACATACTTGACACCAAAGAATGGTATTACTACACGATCACCATTCGTAATGTTGACCAACACCGATACTTCAGCTTAGTACAAGCTGAAGCCGATAGTGCTTGAGGCTAACCACTTGGTTAGCCTCTCTTTCAAATAAACCATATTCCAACAAGGAAAATAAGTAATGAGTATTTACAAGAACTCTATGGGCAGTAAGCAGTATATCAAACCAATCGGCAGTACTACTTTGACTGCAGGACCAGATACACTGCTGACTTTAAATCTGGAAACATTTGGACAGATTGATTCAATCGTAGCTGTAATTGCAGGAGCTACTATCACAGGTGCAGCAGTACTTACTTGGTACGGAGGCACTACAACTAGTGGTGGTTCACTCACAGCTATTGCTTCCATCACTATTGCAATCTCAGCTACTACTGGTGTCCTTCAGATTGATTCTGAAGACATTGTAGAGGCTGCTGAAGTAGCAGGATTGCTTCCAGCAGGCTTCAAGTCACTTGTGTTGAAGATTGATGGAACTAGCACAGACACTATTAAGTCTTGTGTTGTAGCCAATACTAAACACGAACGTGTTGGTCAAACTCCATCTTCAGTAACGGCTCTTACTGTGTAGTACACGACTTCGGTTGTGGGGACTGTATCAGTTTTCTAGGGGGTTACTGGTACAGTCTTTTACTAGGTTAATACAATGCCACTTACGATTGATAGAAGTTCTGAAGTAGCGTTATCAACACTGTTTGATACTGACTTCATCAATAGTCTAACAGAGTACTTAGGTATTGCTTCGGATACCCCTAGTGAAGATATGCCTCTTTCAGTTAGTGAATTGCTGGAAGAGGCTATATCTTCATGTGAACAGGAACAGTGGAGGTTTATACTAAAGAAAGACGTTAACATACTTCTACCAGTAGAAGCTTTCGGGATGATGGATAGGATGTTATTCCTACCTTTAGGTGTGGGTACAGTAACATTAAGCTACCTAGACTTAAACGAAGATACACAATCATTTACAGATTTCACTCAGTACCCCGGTGAACCTATCAGATTATGGTCGGATAATTGGGATGATCTTACCAACGATTGCTTCGACTCGCCATACCCAATTACAGCATCTTATACCCCCGGATATGCTACATACGAAGACATACCAAAATCAACTATAAGGGCACTGAAGATCTTAGTGTCGTACAACTTTGAATACCGTGGTGCTGACGTACCAATTCCAAAAGCCTACGAACACAATAGAAATCTTGGCTGGTTAAACAATGATAGAGCCAACAAGTACATAGTAGATGATTGGAACAAGGTATCACCACGATGAAACCAAGAGAAAAACCCAATAGAAGATTTCTATGCAAATTCTATGTACTTGGTCCAACAGCACTAAATGCACCTGTAACAGACACGTTAGGGCAGATTACGCAAGAGTTCAGTCTGCACTCTAAAGGCATCTTCGCAAAAGAAAAACCGTATAAACCTAGAGAAATAAATGAGGGTGACAGAACAGTAAATGAACAAGAATCTATTTTGATAGGTAGTTGGACAGGTTCATTATCTAGGGTAACTCACGGGATGTATTGCTTTATCCCAACTCTCAGTAAGCTGTACGCGGTAAGCGGAGATGCAACAGATCCTGTAGGTGATAGACACACCGTACAAATCTACATCGTAGATAATGTCACACTAGATATAAGACAGTTAATGCCCGGAGCGATACTGTAATGGCATTAGGACTACGAATTAAATTAGTAGTCCCTGAACTGTTTACTCCATATTTAGAGTTAATGGATAACCAGTCTATTGGTACTGCTATACGAGAGTCAATGAGAACGGCAGCTAGACCAGCAGCAGTAGTGTTGAAAGGTCTACTGAAGATGGAGTTGATTGAATCCGATCAATCTACTGGAGCTACTGAACGTGCAGTTGGTATTAAGTACGGTAGGATTAAAAGAAATAAGAATGCTTTCTTTGTTGTTATAGGCATAAAAACAAAACAGACAGAACTTCATACTGTAATCGTACCACAAGGGCAACGAACAAAACTACGTAAAGGTAAAGATCAACGTGGTGCTGGGCTATATGCTGTACAGTACAGGGCTGACAAAAAAGGTAAAGTAAACTCTAAGCAAGTATTTTCAAGATACCGCAATCAAAGGAAAATAAAAAAACTGAATGGTGGTGTATTAAAAAGATCACCTAGCAGATACTTCCATCTTATTGATAAAGGGTTTAATCACAGGCTTGGTGTTCGTGCTAAAGCATACATGTTCATCCAAAAACTGCATAATTCTGTATCAACTACAATGCAGTCGGTATTTGAAGAACGACTACGTAATATAATAGTCCCTGTAATAAAAAAAGAAATTGCTAGGAAACTGAAACGTGTACTCAGATAAAGTAGCAAAATCTATTCAGGAACTACTGGCAGGTAATAGTTTTACTGTCTATTACGTAGATCAGGTACCTGCTTATGACCAAGTAAAAAACCTAGATGGATTTGTCTGTTGGGACATAGATGAACTACTTCCGATGCACAATACTGAGGGGGTTGAATATGCTGACGATCAAATAACTTTTAATTTCAGCTTAATAATAACTGTGTACGGTAATAAGCTAACTACCAGAAACAGTATCGAGATTGCAGTACTAGACATACTGCAACCTAAAACTTCAGGTAAGCGTATCCCTCTTCAACAACACCAGTTAACAAACGGGTTCATTAGATACTGTGTATGGGTTAACGACACTGAATTCCCTATACCGAAAACTGCACAATCAAACGCTGAAATGTCAGCAACTGTTTCAATGTTCAAATGTTCAATCTCAATAGAGGAATGATAAAATGACTGTTCGTGACGCTTCAAGAATTAGACTCAAGTTCCCTAACGTAGACGTAGACCAAGACGGCAGCTATGCTGATGATGCTAACTCAGCATACGTCTGCGTGACTGGTAATGTAAGTTGGTCTGGATTCAAACGTCAAACTGTAAAAACCACTTGTACAGAAGCTACTGTAGATGGGTGGGGCAACATTGTACACACCTATAAAGCTGGCAGGTTCATCGACCTAGGCACTCTTACATTTGATGTTGACTTTGATCCAAGCACTACCAATATTATTCTGGCTGCTTACAGACAGACTGGTAATAAGAACTATGAAATTCATTTTCCTGCAGAACAGGGTGAGACTGCTGGACCTGTTATTATCATTCCAGGCCACTTCACTGACATGACACCTATGACAGAAGCTCTTAGCGAAGGAGATTCTTCTCGTAGTCGTGCAACTATGGTATTGAAACTAGCTGGTGATTGGACTATCACTAACGCTACATAGTTCTCAGTATAACCCCCTTATTTTCCCCCTAGGAGTTCTTTATGTTCCTTTTCAAACGTATTGACGCTGGTGATGGTTTTAGCATTGTTGAACCACCAGCAGGTCTTGTGTCAGGTATCAATAACAGACTATCTTTGTATTCAGACGAATCTGGTAAAATGTCTCTGAACACATGGGCGGCTATTTTTGTTCTAGCCTGTCTACACGACGAGAACAACGTACCTGTAGTAGTCTCACTGGCTAAGAACCTTCCACAAAATACTATCGTGGAAGAGGGAGAGACTAAACCTATTAGCAACCTCAATAGGGAAACCCTAAGAGGCGTCTACTGCAATATGGATGCTGAAGAATTCAAACTTTTAATTGAAGAGTTTATCTTCGTCATCAGTAAGTCTAGGCTGGAAGAACTCTACAACATAGTTGAAGAAAGTTGCTTCATAACCAAGAAGACTACTGATGCACTAAAAAACGACTAACCCCCGGCAGTGATGAATGGTTCATAATGTTCCTATCATCCCGTTGGGGTAAACCCTCGTTTGAAATAGAGCAATTACCTCTCAGTGAGTTCTACAAGCAAAAAGCATTCTGGGAACATTGCTCTTGGGGTAACATAGACGACATAGCAGCAATGCACCACTCATTCTATGTCAGTGCTAGATCAAAAACTAATTTGCCAACTTATCGTGTTAAACAGATTGCTGTTTACACAAGTGCCGTAAAAGCATTCGTAGTAGAGTCTACTAAGACCATACGTAATGCTTTTATGAGTATTGCGACAGCAATGAAAGAGAGAAAAGATGGCTAATATCACCAGTGATGCAATGAAAATTGCACTTCAACTTCAAATCGAAGGTGAAGCTGAAGTAGTTGCATCTCTAAACAGGGTGAATACTCAAATAAATAATGCTAAAGCGGCAGCAGCACAAGCCGACTTTAACATGCAGAAGATGAAGATAGAGGGAAAATATGATCCTGACCAAATGCGAAGGTATGAAATAGCACAATTAGATGAACTTATGCAGAAGTACAAATTGTCTGCTGAGTTTAGAAAAAGTGCTATGGATGAAATACACGCTAAACATGCTAGAGCTATTAGAGACCTAGAAGAAGAAGCTCAAGCAAAAGAAAAAACCTACTTACAAGTGAGTGGGGTGGGCAATTCTTCTGGTCAGCAAGATGCAGCTTCAAGAGAATTTGTAGCTGAGCGTGCTAGATTAGCTAAAGAAGTAGAACGTATAGAAGAACAATCCCTATCTAATAGGGCAAGACTTAATAAGAGATTTTACGAGATACAAAAACAGCGTATGGCTGGGCTTATTGATAGGAATCAATCAGCAGTTCTGGCTACACAAGCACGAGAGGAGTACGATGCTGCAGTAGCTAAAGAAGCTAAAATACTAAAAGCCAAACAAGACTCTGACGATAAACAACTAGCATCTGAACGAGCCAAAGTTCAGAAGATTATTGCTACTATTCGTTCTCAGCAATACAAAGCTAGAGAAGCTGAGACTATCAGAGCAACAAAGGCAGAAGCTGCTGCAAGACGAGAAGCAGTAGCTATAATGCACAAGTGGGGTACTGCTGCGGAGTCTGCTGCTAGAGACATCGCAGTACTTAACGCTAGACTGGCTGATGGTACTATTTCAGCTACAGAATATGCTACAGCAGTAGACGATATCAACAATAAAATGGCTCAAATGACTGGAGGTGCTGGTCGTATGGGGTTCATGGTTGGTAATCTAGCTACAGGTATGGAAGACTTTGTTACTGTAATCTCCACGACCGGATTCGGAATGGAGGGTTTCTCTGCAGCTACAAGAGCAGCAAGTAACAACGTAGGGCAGGCTGTTAGATCATTAGGTACTGGCACAGCAGCTATGCTTGCCCCAATGATATCCATTGGTGTTGTACTGGCAGGGTTTGCCATCCCAGCATTATATAAATGGATAACTGCTGCTGAAGACGCTGAGAAGATAAATAAAAGACTTCAACGTAGTTATGAAGCTCTTGCCAACAGTATGACTATCATTAATGAAGAATTTAGAACTCAGCAAAAGATTGAAAGAAACAAACGTGACATAAGTGAAATGAAAGACCCAAAAGAGGTTACTGAAGCTATTGAAGAAGCTAAACGTAATCTTGCTGATATCGAAAATACAATGAATGAAGCAGACAACAAGTTACTTGCTGCTGCTCAAGCTATGTGGGGTGGACTGTTTACTGCACAGAATGAAATGGATTTCAATCATGTAGCTGATTTTATTGGTAAGAACATAGGAGGTGCTGCAGAAACAAATCTTAGAGACAGAATGAAGAGTATTAAAGATCAATTTAATTCTGATGTTGCTTTGTTGGGTGGTGAAGAAGCTAGAGCTAATCTTGAAAGAAATATGCAGAAGTTAGGTAATGATATAAACCAGTTCTTACTGGATAAAGGTTTAGCTGGAGAATATATCGAAGAAGCTAGATCAGTAAATGGTATATACAACCCTAACTCTATACTGACTGGTGGTGGTGCTGCTACTGGTGCTGGACTAGCATTAGCGGGATTGGTTGACGATGCTACAACCGTAGATCAAATTCAGGCTATTGAAGAAGAAATGGCTTCACTAGACGAAGCTAGAAATGCAGCAGAACAGGAGTACCACGATGCTCTACAAGAACGAAAGATAGCTTTACAGCAGATACTTGATCTACATAATCAAATGGCAGCAGCAGAACAAGCACAGGCTGTTCTGTATCAGAAATATGAAGATGAACAATTTAAAGAAATTGCTCAAGAAGAACAAAAGAAACAAGATGCTTTTGATGCACTGCAGATTCAGAGTCAAAGAAATAGGCTACTAGGTGAGGAAAATGAAGCTGAAAGAAGAATCCTAGATTTAGCACTAAGACGCAGAGAGATTGAGGATTCAGGATTAGCCCCACTAGGCGATCTTGAAAATATGTTTAATGCTGAACTTGAAGCAATAGCTGATGATATTGAAGCCAAATTGTTAAAGATAGGAGAAGTAACAGCTAAAGCCGGTATTGGCAGTGAAGTAGAAGCATACACTGCAGCTAATAGAGCGGTTATGGAGGCTTCTAATAAGGATAATACAGAACAGAGAGAAATGGTCCAGTTACTAACAGCAATAAAAGACCATTTAGCTAATAGACAATTGTTGAATGTGGAGATACAGTAATGCCAATACTGGAAAAGATACACGGATTTCAACACGGAAAACAGAAGACAAAACCTGAATGGGGCAGCATCACAATATCAGAAACTGTATTGATTGAAACCAATACACCTTCAGCTACACAACTTGATATTGTTAGGGAACTGCCAGCATATCCGGCATCGCCTAGTGCTTCTAATCCTTTAGGATTATCTTTCACTTTTGATTTATCTTCACACCCAGAAAGTAATGATGCACTGCTACGTTCTGCTGGGGAATTAAAACAGATAGATGACAGTGGGATATTTTGGGAGATAGAACTTAATTATTCTATCTTTAGTATATGGGAGTTTACAGGTGCTGTAGGTTCGGGTGGAGCTAATAATAATAACCCTAGAAAAAGAAAAGATCAAAGGGCAGTAAGAAATCCACTAGACAGACCTGTAGTTTGGAATAGTAGCACTAGCATTGTACAAAAAGAGACATATACCAAAGCTGGTAGTTCTAATCCAATTCTACACACTAATGGACTACCACTTACTCAACCATTCAAATACTCAGAAGTACACGAAACACACAACTTTAGCTACAACATTGAATACACTTCATTTAACTACACTACATACAGAGGCTATGTTGGTAAAGTGAGTGATACTAATGTATTCGGAGTAACAGGACAGAATGTTAAACTAAGCAGCTTGAGCTGTACTGAAGAGTATGAGACTATTGATATAGACGGTACAGGTACTAGAGTAGAGTATCACTTTGTTAGAGTTACAGTTTCATTTGAAATAAATCCTAGTGGGTGGGTTAATGACGCTAAAGTAGTGTCAATGAGTACTATACAACTACAGCAACTAATAGTATTCCCATTTACAGTATACTATACTGGTATTAAAACAAGTGCTACAGAGTACGCTAAAGAGCCTTGGCCATTAACTGCAATTGGTACTGCTATCCCATATGACGACAATGACCCAGCAGATTATGGATATGTGGACCACGGGTACCCTGTATTAGCCGATTTAACAGACATAACTACAATTAAGAGTTTGGCTATACCATGAGAGAAACTACAGCCATAGGAGCATTCACACCTGAAGACGCTAGATTTATTAAGAAAAAAGCGTACAGTGGTGATAGAATTGACAATGCTTTACTGCCGCATACAGACAGATTAGATAAACCTGACCACTATGTTGTTATGAAAGAAGCATTGAGTGCTGTGGGTATCTGCGGTGTAGCAGACTCTTTAGAGAACTACACTAGAGCAGATGCAGCAGTATTAATGTATCTGGATAACGATGATAGTTTAGATATGGAAGAGGTGTCTGCAGAAGAACTATACTTAGAGGTAATCAATAGGTCTCCATTCTTCAGTGCAGAAGTTAACGACTTAGTAATGGTTAGATGGGTTGTAAAAGAATGGGCACCAATTGCTGTATTTAATAAGAGACTACAAGCAGTAATGCAAGAAGACTTATTTGCAGCAGTAAACACTAAAAATGACCCATCTACTGGTGTAGCAAAGATACTGATAAAGAACTCAGCAGGTAACCTGAAGTTAACCACACATGAAAAAACAATAGTTAATAGGTTTGTTAATATCAGTATTGATGCTGGAACCTACATAAAAATAGAGTTCATGGATGGTGAATGGCAACCGTATGCTGCTGACTGTCCAGGTGACTCTACATTCGCCTCATCAGAAGATGGGAGTAGCTGCTAATGTTACTAGGGTGTTGTCATTGTGAAGCAGCAGCATCTAGCAGTTCTTCTGATATTTCCAGTTCAGGGAGTGGTTCTGCATTTGAGGGGAGCTATAGCCCGTTTACATGTGCTGACGACCATTGTATTGGGGGTGTTAGTGCTGTTAGGTACAGGCTTAATTTTGATATAGGGGTCAATAACATATGTGGGTCTTTTTACCGTGGGGATTTTGATGTAGTAGCATACAACACATTTGTGTCCGGATTATGTGCGTGGAAGTCAGCGGAGTTAAGAAAGAAAAATAATGGGGGTAGTGGATGTAGTGATTATGGGTCATTCTCAAGATTCACATTTACTATGGCCCAAGCTAGTATAAATACCCCTGCTACTGGTCAGAGATATGCACTGTGTGTTAGAGCAGCTAGGCAAATAACATTATCAACAATACAAGAGTTCGTTCTTGTATACGCAGGAAACTTAGGAAACTCCGCTCCTGGCAGTACACCTACTGCTAGAATAAACTGCATTGGTGCAATAACACTTCCTTTATTTGCTAGGGGAACGTTTACCCCACTAGCTGCTACTACTGGTGGTTCAACTTCAGCAATCAACACTTTTAGGTTTGGCGTTACTAATACTAATCCTTATGGAGCAGATCCTGTTCCGTGGTCGTATGAAAAGACTCTATACCCTTCTACAGTTACACTGACACCGATATGAAAACCTGCATGTGGTGTACTGGAACTGAAGGTGTAAATGTTATTTGCACTAACTATGTAAACCTTAGACACCTAGGTAGAGTGCCTATTGAACTGTGTAATGTGTGTCCTTTTGATACACTTCCTACTGCAAATGATTTTTTTAAACAAACAAACAAACTACTACTGCACAAACAATTAGTTGGTGAATACGTTGCTAACCCTAAACCGTGTAGTGGGTGTCAAGAAACAAAAATAAATGAAGTAAAGACTGCTAAAGGTGTTAAAACTAGAAAAGCAGCAGTAGTAAAAAGAAGACCAGTACCACAAAAAGAAGTAGTACCTATGCCAATATCTAAACCGAGAGATTGGGAGTGGGTGTGTGTAGTAACCACTGCACCCAGAGCAGTAGTTACAGTAGAAGAATCAGTACAGAGTATAAAAGCTGCTGGATGGTCTCCTATTGTTTTTGCAGAACCAGAGTCAGTAGTGGTTGAGGGTGTTAGATACCACCACAACGAAACACGGTTAGGAGCATTTCACAATTGGTTACAGGCTATAAAATACGCTACAACTAAAACTAATGCTAAATACATACTCTCAGCACAAGATGATGTTGTACTTCACCCAGACAGTAGAGAGTTTGTTGAGGGTGTGATGTTCCCATCCAGAAATACTGGATTTATTAGTCTGTATACCCCTAGACACTACTCTATGGATTTAAGCGGTAACTTAAAACCTTTAGGTGTTAGACATGTGCAAACTGGTAGCTTGTGGGGAGCGTGTGCATTAGTATTTGAACATAGTGTATTGGTAAGAATTATTGACCATGTTCTTACTCAAAATTGGACTGGAATTGCACCAAGCAACTTATCTCAAAAAGAAAAGAATGATCTTGTAGAACACAAAAAGCTAAACCCATACCTAATCCAGAATGTAGACACACTGATAGGTAAAGTTATAAATTCACTACATTTAGAAATGTACTTTGTTGATCCATCACCAGCAGAACATATATCAGTTGTATCTTCAATAGGACACGGTGGCAATACTGGAAAGAGAAACTGTTTAAGAAAAGCTGACTTCACTAAACCCCTACGTGAACAGGTATTACAGGTATGAAAATAGTTACATCAATCGGACTAAACAGACTTCCAAGACAGAAGTTCTGTATTGATTCGTGGTTAGACCTAGGATTAGAAGTAATAGCTGTACAATCAGATGGCGAGACTAGAAAACTAGAGAAACACTTTCCAGAAGTAAAGTTTGTAGAAACCACTTCTGTAGGAGAGTTGTTTAGAAAACCACATATGGTTAGAGTCTGTGCAATATTTGAACAGGCACGAACAGAAAATATACTCGTATTAAACTCCGATATTGAAATAAGATCAGATAAAGATACTTTCCTCAGTAGATGGTCTACGCCAGAGCAG